CGAATGCGAAGGGAATAAATAAATGATAACGCTAACACTAACAACAACACAAGGCACAGAAAAAAAGATGTCATTCGATCAGTTGGCACAGGTGCGGACATTCGTTGAAGACTTGCCTAAGCGATTAAACAAAACAACTAGGGTGCGGGTTGACTGTGATTTATTAGGATTAAATGGGTGGGTACAAGGTACACAGTAAAGCAAATAGATACGGTGCATAGAATTTGCACAGTAAACAAAATCAATACAGTGAGCATATCTCTATGGTGTGCTCACTAATTTTTTTTATTTGTTTTTTTCATATACATGTATCGTACATCTGCAAAATATATTCAGATTTCTGTAAAACCACTTTTCCCAAATATAAAATTTTTCAGAAATTCAGAAAATCGGGTATATAATGAATATATGGAAAACAATGGTTTTGCATTAAAGGTTTTTCAACAAGAGGTTTGCGATCAATGCGAATGTGAAAAGGTATTAGATTCAAACTCTGCTTGGATACAAGACGATTTATTTGCTAATCCTAATCAGTAATCCTTTGTTGTCAGAGTCATCCACTGTGAATCGATGCTTATCTATTACCAAATTATCACCAGCATAAAGAAGCAATTTTTGAGCGGATATTGGCCCTTCTCCGTGATGAATATTGGTATTAATCTTGTAAATCAATAACCCCATACAAGATTTAGAGTTACACGTTGCGCTTCGCACTTCTGCAGCAATTAACACTCCCGGAGCAGTGTTAAGCAATATCATTTTTTTACTTGTACTAAGTGAATCTAAATCCTCTAAATACTGAGTTATCGAATTTTGATTCGTTACACAATCAGTATCAGACTCACTCAACCACCCATTTAAATACTTGTTCCAGCCAAAAAATGTTGTGGCTGAGGTTGAACTCATCAGGTCCCACGATCCAGCAGGTAGAGGGTCTGACCCTGATGAATTGAATAGATATAAGTCTTCCAACCCAAACAAACTATGACCAAGTTCATGAGAGATCACATTTGTATCTCCTGCTCCGTTTCCAAATTGAAAGGAAACACTTTTGGCAGCCCCATGATTAGTCTTAAATTCTCTGCCAAAAAATGCTTGACCTCCTCCATTTGATTCAAACTTCTTGGTTTCAAGTAATACCGCATCGTATTTATCAAAATTTAATTCCGAACTTGAGATTTGAAAAATCTTCTCTACAAGTGAAGTGTTATTCTGTTGTGGGGCTACTTTCACTAGATTGTAACTTGCTGCAGTACCATCAATTGTTACCCAGTTTTTCTTATCAGGTATTTCAAAATTTAAATCAAACTTTTCATAACTAGTTTTTTTATAAAACTTTTGAATCTCATTAAAAGACCTTTTCATTTTTTTTAAGTCATCGTCACCGAACACTTGATCTGAAAAACTTATGGGAAGAAACAAAAGAGTTGCCTTAGACTTCCCACTAAAGGTCCCATTTGGACGGGGAAAACCACTTGAATTGAGATTTGAGTTTCCTGGCCTAGAGGATAAGTCATTAATTCTACAGTTCTCATTCGGAGAGAACATTTTTGCGTCAGAAATAGCAGGAGACTTAGAAACATTTTTTATTAGAGTTGGAGAAGGAGAAGGAGAACTAATAGGATCATAAGAAATGCGGATATATTTTTTGGTTTTCTTGTCGCATTTCAACCAATCAGTAATCTGAGACCCTTTTGGATACCCCTTAACCGTATTTACTACCGCAGGGTCACAACTATCCCCTTCATCGATCCAGTCCTTTGCTGGGGCTGGAGAAGGCTTTACCGAAGGCTTTACTGCAACTCTTTTAACAACAGGTTTTTTAGAAACAGGTTTCTTAGCAACTGTCTTAGATGCTGGTTTTTTGACGGCAGATTGAGATGGAACAGCAAAAATCAATAAAAATGAAACAGATAGTAATAAAACCTTTGATTTAAACACAATAACCCTTCGTAGTTGCTATATTTAGTATAGCCTGTAGGTAGGTAGAAGTCAAATCTAAGAAATAAGTTTTGCTTCCTTCATTCGTGAATAAAGATTTACGACTGTATGAACAAGGATCTGATTATTTTGAGCCATATACTTTTCAATATCCTCTTCACTCATCTTTGCATAAACAAACATCTCTCGCCAATCGCCTGCAATGCTTTTAATCATAAAACCAATTGTTTCTTCTTTATTCATCATACCTCTTCCAGGTCTTTGTAGGTAACACTATACTCTCCACCATAAATCTCAGCATAGGAGATTATATCTTTATTATACCGCAAAACAGTGGTTTTATCAACTAATCCCGTTTTATATTTTTTAATTGTTGTTAATTCCCCAGGAAATGCAAAATTCCAAGCAGAGTGTTTTTTTAATGCGGTATTCATTTCAACTAGATACTTTTCTAGCCCAAGTCTACGAGATACCAAACCTTGTTTCTCTTCATATCCTCTTGCTACCTCGGAAACATCCACTTTATCAGACAAAACATATCGGACATTATCATCATCCATCCTAGTAGACCAATTTCGCATATTCTCTGCATAGTCGACAGCATTTTTATATGTCGAATCTGCATATGCCATGCGTTGTTTGTCTAAAGTGGTGGTTTGTGCCTCTATTGCAAACGCGATTAAGTAACACGTTGCGTAAGGGAACTTTTCATTGTACTTTTTGGTGGCGAAGTGAACATTTGGATTAAAAGATTCGATACAGATGTTATCTTCCATAAGTCGCATATGATTTCCAATTGACGCGAACTCTGAAGTATTCATATCGCAGTCGACAAACAGACATTCCGCCGGATTTATACCTTCCGCCAAACATAAAATACTTTTGTCATATGTGCCTACGACTCGATGTCCCAAATTTCGAGAAAGAAGTGTTGCGCTCATTAAACCATCAACATCTGGAGATATAATTATATTTTTTGAGTATTCAAGCGTACTGAGTATTTCTTTTTTCAAAACTCTCCTAAAATGATGATATAATAATCCTACAATGAATGCACAAGACTGGCTTGGAATGATTCTTACCGCATTATCTATTTTAGCACTAGTTGCAGGCGGTGTCAAATGGCTTGTAAAACATTATCTATCCGAACTTCGTGAAAATGGTGGATCTAGTGTAAAAGACCAGGTCAATAGGCTTGAAATTAAAGTTGACAAACTGTATGACATTTTGATTGAAAATCGAATTACAGATTCTAGTAAATAATATATACTATATATAAGATATCTTGTAAATACAAACCTTTATGTTATAATTCAAAAATGATCTCTAAAATAATATGGCAAACTCATGAAGTAGACTATAATAATTTACAAGATGACTACAAGATGGCTTCATTAACCTGGAAAAACTTAAACCCAGAATGGGAATATAGATATTGCAATGCAGAACAAAGAAGAAAACATGTAGAAGACTATGACAAAGAAATTTTAAAATTTTATGATATATGCGACGGTGTTAGCCAGTCAGACATATGGAGATTTATAGTTTTGTATCAGTATGGTGGGGTATATAGTGATATGGATTCTGTCTGCAATATGTCACTAGACAGTATGTTTGACATCTTACCAATTTCAAAAGATGTTGTTTGTGTTCCTAGGATTGGAAATTTGTTAGTTACTGGAACATTTGCAGCAAAGAAAAAATCTCAAATTTTTAAACATACAATAGAAAAAATTGCTTATGGAAAATTTGTTATGGCGTATGATGGGCCAATTGCACATATTGGTTGGGAAAATATTTATAAAGTTATTTTAGAAAAAAAAGAGTTTATAGATTTTTTGTTTATAGGAGTTATGCATGGATCCCATGCTAGAAATCAATTTAAATACACTCCTGATTTTAATGTTCAATATAATGGAGAAAAAGTAAGATACTCTGATTTAGCAAAATTAAATAACTGGAGTTATTAACTATATATAAGATATCTTCTATATATTTAACTTAAAGATACATCTTTTTTCTTATATATTTTAAGTATACACGAACTTTCCTGATTTGTCAAATGAAAAACCATATGGTATAATAATTTTATGAGTTATGTCACCGCTTCCATTGATCAAGTAGGTGCATCTCCAATAAATATCCAATGGAAAGTAGTTCGTGGAGATTCTGCAACTCTTAAAGTAGAATTTTTAGAAGATGATGAAGTTACCTTTGTAGATATTTCTGATTGGACATTTGTTTCTTCTTCTTATGATGCTTCTGGTGACACTTTAGATGAATTGACCGTTGAAAAATATACTGGTTATGTTATTATTACTGCTACCTCTGAGATTACAAAACTTTGGGGAACTGGTTATAGAAATACCGTTTTAGAATTACCTTTTGACTTGGAAATTATTATTCCTAACGATGAGTCTGGTGCAGTTGAATCAGAAGTTACTTGGACACCAGTTATTGGAACTATTGTAGTGCTTAGCGATGTAACAGGTACTGGATTATGATTATTAAAGTTACATCACCTGCAGTTACACCCTCTAAGGTGATTAAGGTTAACTTAAAAACCTTTATAATTAATAAGTGAGTATAAGTAAAAAGTCTGAAATTCCAGGAATGCAATCAAAACCTAAATATGGCTATGCCGAAGCAGTAGCAGAAACAGTTATAGAAACAAATAATCCCTCAGTGCCCGATATAGACTACAGAATACTTGTAGGGCCACCAGGACCACAAGGAATTGCTGGTAGACAGGGAGAGATAGGACCAAAAGGCGATAAAGGTGATGCTGGTCCACAAGGTCCAAAAGGTGAAAGAGGACAAAAGGGAGAACCAGGAGAATCATCAATTGTTGCAAGCAACGGAATAGTTTCTCAAAATAAAAAGTCTGGTTGGGCATATTATGAAAATTTAGATCAGTCACAAATTCGTGTAGGACTATCTAGCGGAGATGAAGGATGGGTAAATATATTAAACGATGCAAAATCTGAGGGGACAAACGAAGAATATTTGCCAAAAGGAAATGTAAGTCTATGGAGTGCAGCAAATCAACAATTAAACTTTAAAGGATTAGATATAGGCACTAGAGTTGAAATAACTTATTGTTTTGAACTAGAAACATATGGAAATAATACTGAGGTTTGGATAAGAGCCTTTTCTGAAAAAGCAACTTTAAATTCAACACAGTTTGTAGCAAACCTAAAATATAAATATCTTTATGATTTTTCAGTTACCCAAACCTTGTACATAGTAAATGACAGAATTAGAAAATATGGTATTAACCCACAAATTAGAGCAGATTTTGACGGGGATGTAAAAGTCAAATCTATCTTAGTCCACATTTCTTAGTGGTATAATAAGATCATGGCATTCCCAGGTACATATAACTTTGACTATTATCGTGGAGACACATTTGTTTTTACAATTACCCCAAAAACTTCTGCTGGAGCGACATTTTCATTAGATGCTTTTGCTGCTGCTGGAGCAATATTTTCAATTGCTTCAAGTAGAGGAGATAGCGCAACTACATCAATTGATAGCGTTACTGACACAAGCAAACTTTCTGCAGTAATCAATACAAGTACAGATGTTATTACTTGTACAATTAAACCAGGTGCTAGAACCGATTTGGTTGGAGGATCAACATACTATTATGATGTTGAAATTTTTAACGGTGCTGCATTAAGATATACACTTTTAACAGGAGAAATCACAGTAACTGATGATGTAACTGGTGCCTAATGCCAGAAGTTATTGTTTATGAAGATTCGGTAACTGTTTATGAACCGAATTTAAACATTATTCTCAATACCGCTCCAAATTTAACGGGAATTGATCAAGAAATAGAAGTAACTCAAGACAGTGGCGCTATTACAATAAACGAGTAGTTTTTATTATTATGGTATAATCTTTGTATGGCTGCCTCAAACATTGGAACTGACGGAACTCATCACTATCCCCTTGCAAAAATGCCAGCAATGTCGGATGCTGCAGATATTCAGATTGCATTAAGAAATTATCATTATGGACAAGACACAGCGCTTGCAACTGGAACTCCCCCAACTGCAGGTATTGCATTTTATTTAAAAGAAATTGAATCAGATATTGCTGACCTAGTAACTGCAGATGCAACTGTTGTATCAAAAACAATTATAGATGCTAAGGGTGATTTAATTGTGGGAAGTGCTGCTGACACAGTAGTTAGACTTGCCGTTGGAAGTCCTGGATATCTTCTTTCAACAAACACAGGCACAGCAACTGGACTTGAGTGGATTGCACCTGTTCAACTATCAGATTCTACATCAACAACTTCTTCTACAATTGCAGCAACATCAACTGCAGTAAAAGCAGTTGCAGATAGCACGTCTGCATTAAATTTTACTATTTTAGAAAAAACAGCAGACCATCCATTGGTTTTGTCAGATGCATATAAAATTATTGAAATGAACTTAACATCAACTGCAAATACAGTTACAATTCCACTTAATGCAACTCAAGCATTTGCAATTGGTTCACAAATTACAATTATTCAAACTGGAACTGGAGCAACAACAGTAGCAGTAACTTCAGGAGTTACATTAAATTGCACACCTCAAGTTTCTTCAAATGCAGCAAAATTAAGAACACAGTATTCGTCCTGTACATTAATTAAACGAGCAACCAATACTTGGATTGCAATTGGCGATCTGAGTGCATAATGCCATTACCACCAATATCTTCAGGTAGTGGAGGAATACAGCCAGGAACTCCAACAATTGGAACGGCAACAGCAGGAAACGCTAGTGCATCAATTACTTTTACAGCCCCTTCATATTTAGGAAAACCAACGGGAACAACTTATACTGCAACTTCTACTCCATCAACTATAACAGGAACATCAGCAACTTCTCCAATAACTGTTAGTGGTTTGTCAAATGGAACAGCCTATACATTTAAAGTAAAATTAGGAAATGGTGTTGCTACATCGTTAGAGTCTTCATCAAGTAACTCTACTACCCCAGTTGCACCAGCACCACCATATTTTCCATTCTTTCCAACATTTACTGCGCCACCGCCACCCTTCTTTCCACCCTTTTTCCCACCCTTCTTTCCACCATATTTTGGAGGTTTTTTCGAATACTCTATTGCAGGTGAAACTGGCATATTAACTCCAGATGGAATAAAAAATGCTGCAGATCTTGTTGTTGGAGATACCTTAATTGCAATGAATCTTGGAGATTTGGATAGTTCAACAGAAAACTGGCTTGCTTGGACAGACTCAAACCTTGTACTTAATGAAGAGAATGTTGTAGAAACTACCGTAACCTCAATTACTACTCATACTTCACAATTGACCTATTTAATTAATGGAGATCTGTTTAGCAATAGTCATAATATTTTAATTAGACGAGATGGCATTTCAAGTTTTAAAAGAGCATCAGATATTTTAATTTCAGATATGGTCTATTCTACAGTAGAACTTAATTTTATAAATATTGAAGAACTAGAGGCAATCGAACACGAAGAAACAGTTTATTCTATAAACTGCGAACCATATGATAACTTCTTTACCACAGGAATGCTTGTTTTTGATACAAGAGATAACGCATAAATATCAAACATTAATTTAAATAATGTTTATACATTAATCAGGATATCTTGCTAACCACTCTTTAGTCTTCCAAGTAATACCCTTCCAGGCAGACCAGTCTTTACCACCATCACTCATATGGTAAGCGATTTCTGCATTTCTAACTGGATCAAATAAGTCTTCGTTAGACTTTAGGTTAAACTTATCCCGTCGATCTTGACCCATTGATCCTAACATATTGATTTGAAATAATCCATAAGAGTTGTCTCCAGTCTTTGCATTAGGATTCCAAGAGTTAGGAGTACCCATAGATTCTTTCATTACTGTTGCCCAAGCAACTTTTAGTGCATAGCCTTCAAACCCTACAGACTTTAATATTTTAATTAGTTCATCTTTTTCAAGAGGGGTTCCATATTTGTACTTTTTCTTAGTTTTACTATTTTCTTCTTTAGAAACTGAAAAAACCGCCTCAGCGGTTTGGGTTTCACTTTTTGACACGGTACTACTCAAGTTATTTTCAGCATTAGCACTAGAATTAGAGAACAAAGCAATTCCAGTTACTGCTGCGAGTATTCCAATCACTATCTTATTAGTTGTCATGACTGTTCCTCCTTAGAAACAAAAACACCATAAAGTTATGGTGTTACTCACTAGTATATCATGGATTTGGAGATTGAGTCAACTTAAAGACTTAATGTGATATAATTTCTTTATGGCTAAATACCGCAATCCAGACGAATCAGAGATGGATGTAAAGGCTCCTTCTACCTACAATATTGGAAATAAGCCACCATTGGTTAACTGGACGGTTGTAATTGGCGATAGCGCCTCTTTTAGAATATATGTACAAGATGATGCAGGAGATCCAATTGTAGTCGATGATTGGGACATTGAGGTCGATTTTAGACGGTACTCTGATAATGTTGGAGATGATTTAATATTTAAATTAGTACCAGTACAATCAGTAACTGATGGCGATGGAGAGTTTTTAGTTTCTTTGACCCCTGCTCAATCTAAACAACTAAGAACTGGTGATGTTTTTGATGTTCAACTTACAGATGCTACAAGGGTTTGGACTGTATGTCAAGGAGAAATGATCATGCTTGGCGAAGTTACAGATCAGTCATAAGAAATGGCTAAAGCAACACTAACTGACGTTAAGGCAAAAACAAAAGTAACTGCAGTAAAAGACTTTAAGTCTTCTAAAATTAAAACTGTTAATTATTCAAAAACAACTTTAACTGATATTAAAACAAAAACCAAAATAACTCCAATAAAAGGTTTTAAATCTTCGGGTATAAAAACAGTTGATTATTCTAAAAAGGTATCAATAAATGAAATACTTCCATTTAAAATAAAGTTAACTAACATAGGTATTGAAGGTATAAATCCTTTAAATCCTCCAGGAATTGGTATGCAAGTTATTGGTTTTTCAAACTATATCTTGTAATAAAATTATGTTATAATATAAACATGGCCCGTCTATCACTAGCAAACTTAAAGTTAAAGTTTCAAACAGGAGATCGCCCTACACAAGGCGATTTTGAAGATTTTATTGATACAGCAAGTGCTCAAGCAACAGATTTGGGTAGTGCGGGAAACAATGAGTCAACAATCAACGGCATTGAAAGTGCTACAGTAATTGACAATTTTGATGCAACAGAATATAGAGCAGTTAAATATATGATCTCTATTAAAAAGACTTCTGGTGGCGAGAACAAGTATTACGCAACAGAAATGACAATTCTTGCTGATACTACAGGTGTATCTGTCAGTGAGTATGGAACAATCGACAACGATGGGAATATTGGCACCATTAGCGTCTCCCGTGCTGGAAATACAGTATCCGTAACGGTTACTCCAGTTATCGGTATAACCCCAATCACCGTACGTTATGCACGTATGGGATTAAAGGCATAAAAAAAAGGAGATAAAAAATGGCAACAGTAGACAAAGATTTTAAAGTAAAAAATGGTTTAGTTGTTCAAGGATCAACAGCAACTGTTAATGGTAAGAATGTTATTAC